GCTGCTTCTCGATATTCTAAATCCATGAATCGCATACATGGATCCCAGGCAAATAACAACTTACCATAATGGAAAGCCGTACCATTTACTCTGATAGAGATTTCAATATCACAGCGTAAGTATGAGAGTTCTCTCAATTTATCTTTAATAAAAGCGGATTGTTCTATAATTGCACTAGGAAAATCTAATACATATATGTATTGTCCTTCCACCATATCTGGAGTCCATGAAAACGTTCCTACTCGTATTGGTCGTTGTAAAACTTGCTCTAATGTCTCTGTTGCCCCAAATGCAACATCCGGTACTTTCTCACATGGTACTAAGACTTCAGAATCTACTGTTGCTTTATCTTCGAAATGCACGATGTTTTGTTTAAAAGTGACTTGATCCATCGTGACTTGATCTTCGCCACTCACTTCTTGTAATTTTAAATTTTGTTCAGCAGTACGATTTATACAACCATCACTATGTGTACTACCAAGATGATGGGGGTTGGCGAACTTAAATAAGCTCTGAGGTGTTCCCTTCTGATTTTGATGAGCTGAGGTGCCACTCTCTGCTTCAACTATCAGTGGTGTTTTAAATGTACTTCCTCCTCTGTTAAGTACATATGATCCTATAATATCAAGAATTAAATCATTTATATCTAAACGTTTGATGATTATTTCTAAATAGGGTTTCTCAATCGTTAATTCCCTTTGAAATTTCTCTACTTCATCATATCGCTCGATAGGATAATGAATCATTTCTCTCATTATATCTGCACAAATATCCGAAAGATATTTACTTTCCAAAACACCTGTTTTTGAATCTCGCCAACACAAAGGTCTTAATACCGAATCAAAATCCAACGGTGCTGATACATACTCACTTCCTTCCCAATTGAATTCGAAAGATCTTTTTAAATACGTTAATTCTTGCCTTGTCAAGAAATAAATTTCACTAATATCAGAGGTCTTATTCGGGTGTGTATATTCCATCCCAAAAATATTAAGTGCCGTTGAAATATTCGCCATACAGAATTCAGATGCTTCATCCGAGACAGAACCAATATTGTCATCACCAAAACACGCAAATTTAACTTCATTGTTAAATTGTAATGATTTATTAAAATACAACATAACTTCATTAAAAGCCAGTCGCATCAACAAACAATTTACTA